GTTACTCTGATCAATAGTAGACTGCATGGCTGAATTAAACTGCTGTCGTGACGCTTCCATAGAGGCGTTGAATTGATCCATCGCTCCCTTTTGGTTTACATTAAACTGGTCAACAGAAGCTGCACGTTGTTTGTTTGCAGATTCGATTTGTGATCCAAGCTCTGAAAAGAACATGTCTACTTCTGTGCTTGACTTGGCGTTAAACTGAAGGGCTGCGTTCTCTGCAGCCTGATCAGACAATTTCATTTGGACAGCAGACTGGTAGTTAACTGTTGCAGAAGCCTGTTGATTTGTCAGGTTTTGTGTGTCAATAGCAAGAAACGTCTTTGCGTTTTGTACGGCAGCAGTTTGTCTGTTGTTTAAGTTTGCCGTGTCCATGTTAGCAACAGCAACAGCATTTTGTAACTCTGCCTGTTGACGGTTACTCAAGTTGGATAGCTGAAGGGTAGCGTACTTATCTGCATCTTGTTTGGCAATCTCAATGCCGGACTCTGTTACAGCTTGAACCATCGCCGCTGCTGCCATCGAACTTGCACCAAGTCCACGCTGCTGCATGATAGCACTTACTTTTCGTACTTGTGGCGCAGCCCACGGGGGAAGTGGCTGACCTGCCTGTATGGAACTCATCAACTGACCCATTTGATACTGGGTAGTTGCCTGTGGGTCCATTGTTGTCGTCTGGGCTGTAGCCAATGCACCGGGGGATAAAGTACCCTGTGCAGCAGTCATAATAGCGTTAGGATTTGCAGTGCCTTGTGCAGCAGCCATATTCTGTGGCGCAGTTGTAGCTGCTGCCTGATAGGTGTTTGCTGCTTGTGTGGTAGGCGCACTTTGATCGTACAAAGCAGAACTAAGGCTGGATGGTACAGGTGCAGAAACAGCCGCCATCTTAACGTTGTTGTCGGTAAGAAGCTCGTTTGTGTTTGCAGTAAGTGTTGCCGGAACAGTCTCTTGACTTGCAGTCAGCGCAGTCTGTTCAGCCTGTTCCGTCTGTTCTTTTACAAGCTCTTCAGAAAGAACGTCACCAGTTTTGCCTGTTAAATCTGCCATCTATTAATCTCTCTGTAACGCACGGTCTAGCTTGTCTTCTACACGATGTAGTGCTTCCATAACCCGACTCATGTCTTCCCGAACCTCACTACGAGTGACGTACTCCTCACGAGTACGGTTGAGAAGTATCTCTATGCGCTTCTGTTCCTTTGTCATGCCAGAAACAAACCACGCACCGCCCATTACGACTATACCAATTAAGGTATCTATGATGTGTACTAAATCCATCAATCCGCATCTGCTATGGTTAGAGTGCCAGCCGCTACTTGGCGCATGATTTCTGCGTAGTGACGGTTGGCTGGGTCAAGAGGTATAGACAGTACAACACCGTCAACAGTTGCTGTTACGCTACAATTTTCATTATGCTGTAAATTATACTTTGCGTTTGTAATTGTCATATTATTCATACCTACAACTCCGCATCTAATTTTAAATCAGCACCGCTTGTGTTTCCAAAACAATAAGAAGCGAAAGAGGTGTTTAAACCTGACCCTTTGGTAAACCTAATACCAACAACATTTTTTCCACCACTGCCCAGAATAGTGGGTCCACTATCACAAGCTATGTTGCTTCCGTTTTCACGGATTGAATATTCTGAAGAAGTGCCGCTAGTTCCCAAAGTCGGGTCTGCTCTCATTTCCACAGGGAGTCCAAAAGTTGTTTCGCAATTTGAAGTGGTATCGTTCATACCTACAATCATATAAGAACCTTGAGCAAGTTGATAATAATACCTTTGACACTTGCGTAACGTAGTTCCTATGTCCTCATGCTCAAAAGCGGTGGCTACATCTCCGATTTCAAGCTGTACACCTGTAAGAAAAAAGTTACCTGTTTGTCCAGCAAGGTTAACTTGATCACTAAACATAAAATCATCTGTTGCAGTATAAGCACCCCAGCCAGTGTGAGGAGTGCCATGATAATCTGACCCACCAGCTAAAGGCCAGAACAAAAATATTTCAGCAGTGGTATCATTTGCTATATTGCCAGATGTATCTCCATCAATAGTAATCGTCTTGTATTCCCATGTGTTTGCAGATGAAACTGTATAACTTTGTAAATTAGAACGAACAGGTGTTGACTGATAAAAATTTACTGAGTGTTTTCCAGCTAAAGGTGATTTAACCCAAAAAGATAAAGTAAGACTTTTTGCAGACGATGTACCGTAGCATAAATGTTGAATATTTTGACCTTCAAATCTGGTGTCAAGATATAGCAATTCGTCTGCTGCAATTGCGCTTTCTGCTGTTGTAACTGCAAGTTTTAAAGAATGTGCAAAGCCATTGCCAGAAGGGTTATCTGTGTCTTGCGTTATAGCTATAACCAATTCGTCAAAATTACTTTTTGCAATAGCAAATCTGTCCACAGTGTAACCAGTTGCAGTGGTCGTTTGGTTTCTCTGGTCAACCGTCATCGCACCGTTGATGACAAGATTTTTATTTTCTTGCGCTTGACCTGAACCAATCAGTGCGGCTAGTTCTGCTGCTTTACTCATGCTAGGTCTCCGTGAACTGCATCATACACAAGGGTAACATCTTGATAGGTTGCACCGCTATATGTTGCTATGCCAAATACCGTTGTTGTGATTGTTACATCCGACCTGACGCTGGTTATATGTGTATTTTCTGTACCCAATTCTTGTATTCCAGTAACTACAGCATAATTTACTGCATCCATAGCAGATGACATTGTTACAGTAAATTTACCTGTCGCATTATCTCCTAAAGAACTTATGTTTAGACTGTCATTGATAGATGTTCCAGCACCAGCAAAATTTATCCAAGCCTTCGCACTACCACCCGCCACAAAGCTAGTAGCAATGCTGTTGTTCCCAGCGGCATCCTTTAATGTGTTAACTCTAAGTTCGCTTGCCATTATGCGAGGTCTCCTGCTACTAAACCGTGTGCTATTTCACTATCAACCGCACCGTTATTTTGATAAGTAAAACAAACGCCAGCTACGCTAGAAGATACACAATAACCCCCGCCAGCCCTTTGACCAGCACTAAAACTAGCTACCGCATCACAACCAGAACCAAAAACAGCATAATTTGCGGTAGACATATTGTTCGTTAGGTTTATTCTACAATCGCCAGTAGCATTGTCTGTTAGCGAACTTGCTCCAAATGTATCCCTAGATGCAAAAGTAGAAAAAGTAAAACTTACCCAGCTTTTTGCCAACCCCTGTTGCAGATTAGTCGTGGTTGAGTTGCCCTCGCCAGTAACGCTAATGGAACCAGCGGTGGTTACACCTGTTAGGGTATCTACTTTTAGAATACTAGCCATTATGCGAGTTCTCCTGCGATAACAAACATAGCATCTGCATCAGCCAAATCATTATTTACATTATTGCGTATCAATAAATTTACATGAGTTGTGGAAGTGCCTGTTTCTCCATTGCCTCTGTTGTTGTTTGCTACGCCACAACCATAGTCTGCATTGACAAACACGTTTGTAAAATTTCCATCATACTGGCCTGTGCCATTGTCATCTGAACTACTAATGTTAATACTGTCAGCGATTGCACCAGAAGAACCACCAATTTGACCCCACGACTTAACAAAGCTTTCTACTACTTTAAAATCACTTGCTGATGCGCCAGAATCAGAAATGTATGTCGCATCATTTCCAACCTTGATGTTGGTTCCGCCAGTGCCAGCCTTATCTACAATGGTGTCTACATTTAACTGACTGGTCATACGATACTCCAATATCCGTTAACAGTGACGGTGGCATTATCCTGTGTAATAGGCCCAGCAGATACGCCATTCTCATCGCTGTCGATTGTAATGTCCGCACTGATCGTTTGACCGTTAAGCCGGATAATTGAGTTGTTACCCTTAAAGGGGTAGCGTGTGTCACTCTCTGATTGTGTATAGCTGTTAGCTACAGAGAAAACATCATATGATACCATCTCAACTACGTCATTGAGGCTTGCCCCTGTAACCAGTACGACGGTTGTACCTGTCGTAGCTGTATAATCTGTTCCGGGTTTAAGTAAGACACCATTTTGAAAAACATCTAGGTACAAGCCATCTTGATAGGCAAGCACCTTAGAGTCAGCATCACTGCCACTAAAGCTAGTCTGTCCTGCTGTCGCTTGATATACGAAGCGGTTGCGAACTCCTACTGATGGTGATTTACCTATGTATGGCATCGTTCTTCCTTATGGTTTCGTAGGCCAAGTAACATCGTCTAGTGATGTGGCACTGTCTGTGATGTCTCGTAAGGCTTGGCGGTATGTTGTCATGTCAGAAGACATAGTTTGGTCAGACAAACCGTAGTGGTCGGTTTCGGCAAGACGCTTATTACGCTCAATACGAAGTTCGTTTAGTTTAAATGCGTTTTCAAGTTCAGTTTGCTTTGTTGCAACTGCGCTTGCATCCCAAGATACTACGTCGCCACTTACATCATAAGCTACAAGATTGCCGTCACTCTCACGAATACAGGTAACATTATTATAAATAGCGTATATGGCCTCATGCTTCATCCCGCAATCTCCATAACAGTAAAACTAGAGCTTGTTCTAGCAAAATTATCACTGTTTCTTCTATTTATGTAGCCTGTGTTTGATGTGCCTGTCATTGCAAATTGTAGCTTGTAAGTAATTTGTGATGATGCAGAAGGCGTATCAAAAAAGTGATTGCTAGTTCCTATATAATTATTGGATTCATTGTAGTAATTCTGTGTAAAAAGATTTCGTGTATCTGCGCCAGTTGCAGAAGCTATCTCAGTAGAATCTCTTAAAAGTTTGGTCATAACACCATCGCTCGTAGCCACACCGACAAGACCCAAATTTACTATAATTAAAAATTTACTAGATGTAGAAATGGGTGTGATATCAACAGATAGTCCAGTGTCAACAAAAGTTGTGCCTGAAGTAGATACAACCCCTGTTAAAATATCACTTTTTACCTGCAACACAGCCCCTGCTGGCATACCACCATCTGCAATTTTTGTCAGTGCCATCTACTTATCCTTATGCGTAAGGGCTATCGCCAAGTACGCTTGTATCCCAAGCTGCCTTCAATGCTGCAATATTTGAAGCACTGTCAATAGCAGAAGCGGCTGGTGCATCACGCAGTGCAGCTTTCTTGGTGACTGAGGCAGACTTTGCAGATGCATCATCAGCTTCTAGTGCTTTCATGTATACGACATCTTCTGCGGCAAGCAAAGGTGTCCGTACTTCACGGATTTTATCCTTAAAGATTTCTTTGGCCTTTGTCATGTCTTCTGAAATAACAGAACCAGAAAGTGACCATGCTCCACGGAAATGGCGGTCTGATGGAACGGTAGCAGTTGAAGCATCAATCTGGTTACCGTCCTTGTCTACGATATATGTTGTTGCCATGAGGTTTCTCCTATGCGGCTACGGTTTCATCAGTGGCTAACTCTTCACTTATCTTCCAAGCATTGCGCCACTCACGAGT